AAATGTAGATGGTGTTTCATATACATTTAGTACAGACGAAGTATACACAGTAACTGCCACTGGTGGCGTTTATTCAATGAATGATATTCCGATTTATGAAGGTAGAATTGAAAAGGAATATTTTGATGTAACACCGGGCGTAAAATATATTCTTTCCAATAAAAGAATTGACACAAATAGTATTGTTGTTAATGTGTATGCCTCTAGTGCAGCAGGCGCTGAGGTGTTTTCGTATAAATTTAAACCAAATTTATTTAATGTTGGGTCAAATGACAAGGTATTCTATTTGCAGCCAGCAGAGCAAGAGCGTTACGAGATTGAATTTGGTAATGGTGTATTTGGTAGACAGCCATTAACTGGTGAAGTTGTAGAAGTCACTTATCGTATTGCAAACGGCGAAGACCCAAATGGAGCTACTACTTTTACGCCAGCAGGCAATATAAGTGGTTATACAGCAACAGTAACAACTAGTTCCTTTGCAGAGGGTGGCGCTGTACAAGAGTCGCTTGAGTCAATAAAATTTTATGCTCCTAGGTCAATTCAAGTTCAAGATAGGGCTGTAACAGAATCTGACTATGTTAATTTAATGAAAAGTAATTTCTCGGAAATTCAAGCAATATCTGTTTTTGGCGGTGAGGAATTAGATCCGCCAAGGTACGGTAAAGTTTTTGTTTCAATTGATACAACACAGGGCGACGGTGTTTCCGAGGCGCTAAAAGAAGTTTATAAGAATTTTCTATTAGAGCGAAGCCCGCTAACAGTATATCCAGAAGTTATTTCTGCAGATTTCTTATATGCAGAGTTAATAACAACGGTTTATTTCAATAATAATATTTCTGACTTAACTGCGGGTGAAGTGGAAAGTATTGTTCGAAATACTATACAAACATATAATACAACCTATCTAAATGATTTTAGTAAGAACCTTAGATTGTCTAGAATTAGCCGAGCAATAGATGATAGTAGCGATGCTATTGTTGCTAACGATACTGAATTGAGGATGATAGCGGATTTTGTACCTTCTATTGGGTTGGCATCTACTATAACAGTAAACTTCAAAAATCAACTAATTCTCGATCATCCTTTGACGTTAGGTGAAGATCCTGCTCGCCATAGGCCTGCTATCAGGTCATCATCATTTACTTATGATAATAAGACCGCATACATCCAAGACAACGGCTACGGTAAGTTAGAAATACTAACAAATACTGTTTCAGGATTTATTATTTTAAATGAAGATGTCGGTACGGTTGATTACAATACTGGGCGAGTAACCATTACTGGCCTAAATGTTTCTAGCTTCTCAGGAAATGCTATAAAGATATATGCTAGACCGGAAACACAAGATATTATTGGTCCAAAAGATAGAGTATTATCTATTAGAGATGTCGATGTTGAAGTTAATGTAAAGGTTGCAATAAAATAATGCATAATTTATCTCAAACAATATCAGAATACATTGAACAGCAATTTCCTGCCGTATATCGTGAAGATGGCGCAAATTTAATTGCTTTTGTAAAAGCGTACTATGAGTTTTTGGAGAATACATCAACTTCTCCAACTACTCTTAGTCGTTCAATGTTTCAGAATAGAGATATTGATGAGACATTAGAAAATTTTGTTTTTCATTTTAAAGAAAAATATTTAAATCAATTTCCTTATGCTAAGGCTGTTGATAATCGATTTGCTATTAAACACATTATGGACTTTTATCGATCAAAAGGTTCGCCTCTATCCGTACAGCTTCTTATTCGTATGCTTTTTAATGAAGAAGCCACGGTATATTTCCCGAGTGTGGATATATTAAAACCTTCTGATAGTAAATGGAATATACCAAGATACATTGAAATAACAAGATCCCCTAGATCAAAGGGGTTTCTAGGTAAACAAATTACGGGTAATCGTTCATCAGCAAAAGCATTTGTTGAGTCTTTAGTAACTAAGCGAGTTGCTGGTAAGTATATTGATATTATGTTTTTAAGTGATCTTGAAGGATCATTTGTTACAAATGAATTTGTAAGCGAAGATGGCAATATAATAGATGCGCCACTAATTATCGGATCTTTAACTAATTTAAATATTATCAATGGTGGAAGAGATAATGTTATTGGTGATATATTTGATATTGAACACGAAAGTGGAAAGCAGGGAAAAGCGAAAGTAACGTCTATTCAAAGTGCTACTGGCCGAGTTAGTTTTGATATTATTGATGGTGGAACCGGTTATACAGTAAATGATCTAACTGATGGAAACACACAAAACGATTATACTTCTGTGTATGTTGCAACAGATATGATTCGACTTAATAACTCAAATACATCAAATCAATTTATTCCTTATGAGCCAGTAGTTCAAGAAAAAGAAATAGTAAGTTTAATTAGTGCTACTGATATTAATGAGCAGTGGCTAACATCAGACCAAGCAAATAATTATGCTGTTGGTGTAAGTGATGTATCTGTTCAGAACCATACGGGTGATAATACCACTGTAGATTTTTCAAGGCCCGCAGCTTCAGTTTCAAATACTATAGTAGTCACCGTTGATGATGCAGTTGTTACAAATTATACATCTAATACAACTACTGTTACTTTTACAACTGCTCCTGCAACTAGTGCTGATATCAATATCTATGAATATGTTGAGGAAGGCAATGCAGCACTTATATCAGTTACCAATGCTTCTAGCATAAGTCAATCGTCTAATGGTTTAATTAGCTTTACTGACGAAACTGAAAACGAAGCTAATACATCTTCTAGTATAATTAATCTCGGTATTACTTCTGGGTCTTTTGCAAATCAAACATCCATCGATTTTACCGCTGATACTGATTTAATTGTAAATGAAATATTAGAAGAAGAATCAAAAATTGATATTGGTGTTGATGATGCTGACGATTGGACTGGAGAAATCGGTTCTAAAGTTGAGATGAGATTCTTTGATGATCCAACTGGATCAGGAAATACAGCATTAAATGAACTTGTTGATTAAGCTTATGGATATTTAACAGTAGCTAATACCGCATCAAATAAAATAACGTTAGAGCCTGCCTGGGGTAATTTTGAAGAAGATAGAACCGTTGCAATTTATTCTGCAGCCAGTTCAAATACAACTCCTACTGTTGAATCAACTATATCATCTGTAGAAATAATTACACCGGGTGCAGTTGGTATTGTATCGGCTAATACAGACGCTAATACATGGATTGTTAAAACAGTTTACGGTTCATTTACAGTAGGTAAAAAAACAAGAGGTGTTATATCACAAAGTGAAGACGAAATAGATGCTACTGTTGTTACAGGTGCCACAGATGTATGGTTAAATGGTAACCCTTCAGCTAACGGAGTTATATCTCTAATTGCTAATAATACTGCAAGAGGAATTGTAGTAGGTCAAAACACAACACATGTTGGATTGTATTCTGAAGTTAGAGATTTTGAGTATGTTGAAGGTCTAGATTTAAAAATTAAAACTGTTCGTGAAGAACGAGTTGATTTTAGTATTTTAGAATCTAATATAGATGAGGTAATACTCAACCTTGGGACAGGCCAAGGCGCTACATTTCAACCTGGTGCACCACTTGAAAATTCAGAAACTGTTTTACTCAATACGGATCTACTTAATAATGAAAATTATAGAGGACAGGATTTACTACAGACGCAGGTTGGATCTGCTGCTAATTCGGGTGTAGGATTTGTAGATTCAATGACTATAGATAGTGCTGGCACAGGGTATAGTATAGGTCAAGACATTACATTTTCTGGTGGAGGTTATGCTGACGGTCCGCCTCTTGTTCAAGCATTTGCGGAAATAACAAATGTTGGTGGTTCTGGTGAAATTACTGAAATTACCGTTGTAAATCCAGGTCACGGCTACTGGACAACTCCTACGTTTACACTACCAGATAATGGAGTTGGCACAGATGCAACCGTTACATTAAATATGGATTTTGGATATGGGTTTCCTAAAAACGTTCACGGCGATTCAATAACTCAATTCCAAAATTTATTTAATTTTGACAACTTTACAATAGGTAAAATTGCTTCTTTAACACGAATCAATACAGGCTCTGATTATAATATTGAGCCATTTGTTAGTGTTCTTAATCCATATATTGCTGCATATAATAGGCAGGATTTCTCTCTTTTTGTAAATATGACTAGTGGTCAAAGATTTACAATTGGAGATATTATTTCACAAAACGGCGATTCTAAAGGAGAAGTTATTTCTCAAAATTTAGATGATAATGGTGTTGGTACAGTAACCTTAAAAAGAACGTCTTTTGGAGTTGTGTGGACTGTAAATAGTACAATAACAGGTTCTAGCGGTGCTACAGCAACACTTCTTGCGTATGAAACAATAGCATCGTCTAAATCTATGGGTGATAATGCAGTGATTGATGCCGAGGTGACTGTTGCCGACGGCGTAGCTACTGGCCTAGAGATTATAAATTCTGGTTATGGGTACGAAGATAATAAGCAAGCAACACTCACAAGCACATCTAATCCTTTTGTTATTACCGCTAATACATCAATTGAAACGCAAGGTCTTGGTGAAGGATATTGGTCTACAGTAACATCACACTTAAATGATGCTGCTAAAATTCATGATAACAAATATTATCAAGAATACTCTTATGATATTCAAACGGGTGTTTCAATTGATAAATATAGAGATATTGTTAAGACAATAGTTCATACGTCAGGTACAGAACTGTTTGGCACTGTCATTAAAAATTCAGATATAAATATATCTATCGCCGCTGCTCCTTCGACCAGCGATTCTGTGGAAACCTCATAAAGTAAGAAGAAGATGGGCAAACTAGTTACGGACAATTTCAAAACACATATGGCAGCACAGTTTGTCGAATCTGTATCAGAATTTGACAAAACAAACTACTATGTTTTTACCGGTAAAAGTCTGCCTTTTGCCGACGATACTACTCCACCAAATCCCAATTCTGGACTAATTGATATTTTTAATACTACATGGGATGACATGCTGTTCGGTAAAAAAATAACCGCTGCAGATGTTAAACATATGATTAAAAGAATCAATTGGGAAAGTGGCACAGTCTATGCACAGTATGACCCTAAAACACAAACACCATCTGATCTAGCGTCCAATAATTTTTATGTGGTAACCTCACAATCAAATCAATATCATGTATTTAAATGTTTAAATAATAATAGAGGGGCTGCTTCTACA